AATCTCTTCAAGAGGTATTGCACATTTTAAAGCAAAGGGAGTAAATATTCAGTATTGGATTGCTACTGAATCTTCTTCAAAATTTAATTAGGAGGCAACGTGGCTGCTAAGAAAAAGAAAAAGACACAAAAACAAACCAAACTTTTTAATATAGTTTTTAAAAGAGTTGGAACAAAAATGACGTTAACTAGAGTATTTAAAACAAAAAAAGAAGCTACTGCTGAAGCTGAAATTGTGAAAGAAAATAAAACGTTAGAATTTATAGAAATTACTGAAACAAAGATTGGTAAATGAATAAAGATATTCTTTGGGTAGAAAAATATCGTCCTCAGAAAATACAAGACTGTATTCTCCCCAATGGCATTAAAACTTCTTTACAAGAATTTGTGGATAATAATCATGTGCCAAATCTTTTGCTTTCTGGTGGAGCAGGAGTTGGTAAAACAACATCCGCAATTGCATTATGTAGAGAAACTGAATCTGATTATATTATTATTAATGGTTCTGAAGAATCTGGAATTGATCTTTTAAGGTCTAAATTAGACCAATATTGTTCTTCTGTTTCTATGACGGGAGGAAGAAAAGTTGTTATAATTGATGAGGCGGATTATCTTAATCCCGCATCAACTCAACCTGCTATGAGAGGATTTATAGAAAGATTTTCTTCTAATTGTTCTTTCATTTTTACTTGTAACTTTAAAAATAGAATTATTGAGCCAATACATTCAAGATGTGCGGTTATTGATTATAAAATTAGTAAAAAGGATTCTCCAACCATTGCATCAGATTTTTTTAAAAGAATTGTTTCTATTTTACAAAAAGAAAATATTGAATTTGAAGAGAAGGTTGTTGCTGAATTAATTAATAAATTTTTTCCAGATTTCCGCAGAGTTTTGAATGAACTTCAGCGGTATGGTTCTTCTGGTAAAATTGATGTTGGAATTCTTTCATCAATTTCTGATCAGTCAATAGATAATTTATTAGGAATGTTGAAACAGAAAAAGTTTAATGATATGAGAAGGTGGGTTACTGAAAATTTAGATAATGATTCTACAAAGATTTTTAAAAAATTATATGACGCATTGAGTCTTACAGCAGTTGAAACTTCATTACCTTCAATTATACTATCACTTGCTGATTATCAATATAAGGCGGCTTTTGTCGCAGATCAAGAATTAAATATGGTAGCATGTTTAACGGAAGTAATGTCTGATGTTGAATTTAAGTAAAGAAGAAACTTTAAATATTTACGAAGATTATATTGGCTTTTATGACGAATTTGCTGATATAGAGACATATTATCGATATAAAAAGCGAAAGAGATTAGAAGGGCTACCAAGCTCTCTTTCGTTATTTGGGCTAGGTCCTGAGGATGATCTCTTTAATTCTCCTGACCTCGCCCCTGAAGATATGGAATTTGAAATTGTCCATACTTCAGATAAACCTGCCGAGGGAAAGTTATTAACAAAAGATTACACCACTTTGTTAGAATTGACAGCGAGTTTTAATGCTGACAATTCCCCCGGCAGGTCTTCTCGTTTTGGTATTAGGGAAAAAACTACTGGAAAATTTGTAGGATTTATTAAATTAGGTTCACCAGTTATTAATATAAAACCAAGAAATGTATATTTTCAATGTAAACAAACCCCACTAAAAATTGCTAATAAACATTTTGTTAATGGATTTAATATTGTGCCATCACAACCATTTGGATTTAATTGTCTTGGCGGAAAGTTAATTGCATTAATTTGTGTTTGTCATGAATTGAGAGAATTTGTAAATAACAAATATGATGAAATGGAGGCGTTGTTTTTTGAAACAACATCATTATATGGTTCAATTAAAAATATGAGTCAGTATGATGGATTGAAACCTTATATTAGACATAAAGGTAATACAGAAAGTAAATTACTTTTAAATCTTTCTGATGAAGTGTATAAGAAAACAAGAGTATTTCTTGAAGAGAAGAATGATGGAAATCCATTGGTTCAAGATGATCAAGCGATTCCAACAAGTAGAAAGTTTCGTACACAAGGAAAAATACTTTCTATTCTTAAAGAACATTTAAAAAAATATGATACAGAAAAATATAATAATCTTTTGAAAATTGTTAAAGAGAAAATGGCAATTACTACTCAAAAAAGATATTATATTTCTGATTATGGATATGAAAATACTAAAGATTATATTTTTGGTAATACTGATACGTTGATCAAAAAACCAAATTTTGATAATTATCATTTTGATAATATTGTAAATTGGTGGAAAAAGAAGGCGCAGAAAAGATGGGAGAATATAAGAGCGGATGGTAGATTGAGAAAAGATTTGGAATTTTGGACTTTAGATAATATTGATAAAATTGATATAATAAGATGAGCTTATTTGATGACATTGAAATAAAAAAAGACTGTTATCAAGTTTTAGTTGTACCAAATATAACATACCAAAAAGATATTGATAAAGATTCTTTTGTTAAGTTTTTTTCAGATTTAGTTAGAGAACTTAATAAGACCAGAGATGATTTAATTTGGCACGTGCCTCTTACTACATATTCCCGCCTTTTAAATATTTCTAATGTAGTACAATATACAAATCTTAGATTACCAACTTATCCAAATTCCATGCGAGGATATTTTGATCATAATGCGTGGTTGAAGATTGTTGATTGGAAACATAAAGATTTTGATTTTGTATTTTCACAATTGCCAGAGTGGACTGTTAATATATCGAATTTTTTATCTAATGCTACTCATTTTGGAAGACTCCCAATTATTGGATATTGTCACTGGACTGAAACTAAAGAGTTCGCAAAATATGCTAGAACGTATTTGTCATATAATTTACAAGGAACATTGGAGATGTTGGAGTGTGGATTAAATACTCAAACACAAATAAGAAATATAATTAATAATGAAGCTTCATATTGGTTTAATTCTGAAACTATAAAGAAATTATCTTCTATTATGAAACCACATTATATTGGTGTAAATGATGAAGATATTGCGAAAGATATATGTAAAGAACCAAACAAAACAATTGTATTTAATCATCGTTTAAATAATTATAGAAATTATCCGTTTTTTCTAGAAGCGATACGCGAGTTAAGAAAATTGAGACAAGATTTTACTGTCTGGTGTTCTTTAGCAGATAAAAAGGATGAGGAATATTTTGACATAGAAGGGGTATCATTAAAGGAACCATATTTAGCAAAATTAAATAAAAGCTATCTTGGAATTTTATGTGGAAATCGCTGGGCTATATCTGCTCAAGATGGAATGGCACAAGGATTACCATATCTATATGAAGAGAGTGAAGAAAATGCAGAATTGTTTGGTGGATTAGATTCACCACTGAATATGTCAGGAAAATTTAAAACAAAAGATGACTTGGTTAGTTTAATGAATCATTATTTAAATGATCTGGATGATAGAAATATGTTTGCAACAGCTACTTTAAATTATTCAAAAGATGTGATGGCGTGGTCAAATAGAATCAAATCATATAATGATATGATCAATAAGGCGACTACTGGTGTGACTCCTGTAACAGAAAAGAGTGAAGCAATTAAAAAAATCTTGACATTTATTGATAGACATGGTAAAGTAAGTAAGAATGAAATTATGAAACATATTGGGTGGGGAGTTGGTATTACATTTTCACCATATAGACAATATTTAAGAAATCATCCTACAATAGAATTTGAGTGGGATGGACAAACTGAATATTATTGTTATAAGGATAATGATGAATCCATTTGAATTTATAAATGATATAAATTTTGGAAAAAAGAATCTTTTTAAAGATGATGATAAGAATATCATTGAAAGAGATTATAATTCTTTTATTATCAATAGAGGATTAAGTTATTTTGTTGATACTGTTCTTTATGCAAATGAGATGAATCTTAGACATGAATCGAGCAAAAGGATGCAGAATGATTATTTATTATATTCTATTAGAAAAAAGAAAAGATTTTCAAAATGGGCTAAATCAGAAAAATTAGAAAGAATAGAAACAATAAAACAATATTTTAATTATTCTAATCAGAAGGCAAAAGAGGCATCTGATATAATATCTGATAATCAATACAATGAAATAAAACAAGCATTTGAACAGGGTGGAACTACCAAAAGTAAGTAAATTATAAATAATTTCATATAATTACTATACTATTGGGAGTCATTATGTTTAATACTGTCGAGGATTTAATTGAGATTGAATTGGCGAATCCAGACGATTTCTTAAAAGTTAAAGAGACGCTAACCAGAATAGGTATAGCGTCGAAAAAAGAGAAAATCCTCTATCAATCTTGCCACATCCTCCATAAACAAGGAAAGTACTACATTGTCCATTTTAAGGAATTATTTTCTTTAGATGGTAAACCTTCGAATTTTTCCGAAAATGATAAAGCGAGAAGAAATACTATCGCTTGTTTATTAGAAGAATGGGAATTATTAGAAATTGTTGATGTAGATAAAATAAAAGATGATAAAGTATCATTGAATCAATTAAGAATAATTTCTTATAAGGAAAAGGATCAATGGTCATTGATGCCAAAATATAATATTGGAAATAAGCGAAGGAGTGAAGATGGCAATACCGAGTCTGAAATACTATAAAGAGTCTGAAAATATTTTAAGTCCAGAATTTGGAACTACTGGTTCTGCGTGCTTTGACATATATTCACATTTTAATGATGGACACATATCTTTATGGTTAGATGATAAAGAAGCAAAACAAGCAAGACAAACTAAAAGAGATTCACAAGGCAATATATATGTACTAATATACCCACAAGAGCGTATGTTAGTTCCTACAGGACTGACTTTTGATATTCCAAAAGATCATTCTGTGAGAATTCATATAAGATCTAGTGTTGCATTAAGAGATGGTTTATTGTTAGGAAATGGAGAAGGAGTAGTCGATAGTGATTATGTAGATCCATGTTATTTAATATTGTATAATGCAAATAACACCGCCAGACAGATTTTTAATAATACTAGATATGCTCAAGGAGAATTAATTAAAAATTATAAATATGCTCTAACGGAAGTAAAAGAAGCACCAGGACAAAAAACTGAAAGAGAAGGTGGGTTTGGTTCAACAGATGTAAAATCTGAACCTTCTAAGGGTCCTTCTACTGGAATTTCTGGACTTGCGATATAAATAGATTATGAAAAAAGAATTTAAACTAACAGTTAAAGGATCTGGCACTTATGTTGCAGATTCATTTATAGAATTAATCTGGATAGTTTTTAAACATCGCTGCGAACATCTCTTAAAGGGAGAAGGTTGGCGCGACTGAGGTTGTTCATAGTGAAAACCTCATAACTCAAACCCACTGCCACGTGCTATGGAGTGGGTAATTTATTAACCTCGCTTTATAAGGAGGATATATGGTAACATCTAGCGCACTCGCGAATTTTCCATTCGCACGACCCCAAGATATAGAAAGAGCATTAAATGTTTCTGTCGGATTTGATGGAATATTTAATCGTTTATTTGATGATCTTGGTACAGTTCATCATTCAATCAATAGTGGTGGATTTCCCCCATACAATCTCAAAAAAGATGGATATAAGTATCTAATTGAAATGGCTGTAGCAGGCTTTTCAAAAGATGATATTTCCGTTCATGTTGAGAATGGTGTATTAACCGTTTCTTCTAAAGAGAAACAAACTGTAAATGAATCCCATGAATTTGTACATCAAGGAATTGCAACAAGAACATTTAAACGTTCTTGGACAATTGCTGATGATGTTGAAATAAAAGATGCGGATCTTGTTGATGGTATGTTAACAATACATTTGGAGCAAATCATCCCTGATTACAAGAAACCACGTGAGATCCCAATCGGCGGAAAAACAAGAAAAGCTATCAAAGGCTGATTATACAGTCGAGCCCATAGAAACAAGAGCAGCATTGGATATGGTGATAAAAAATCATTATCTTCATCGTGTTGCCCCATGTTCTAAGGCTTATGGTATCTTTGAAAAAGGTGGGTTCTTTGGAGGAACATTAAAGGGTGTTGTTTGCTACGGAGTTCCCGCCTATAATCCAATCCTCAAATCCCTTTGTGGTGCGGATGAAATGAATAATATCTATGAGTTGACAAGACTCTGGATAGACGATGCTGTACCTAAAAATGGAGAAAGTTTTCTTATCTCAAATTCAATTAAAAAATTGGATAAAGAGATTATAATATCTTATGCTGATTCATCAATGAATCATTTGGGCATAGTTTATCAATCATCAAATTGGTATTATATAGGAATGAATAAAAGACATACTTCAGATATTGCAATAAAAGGAATGGATTTACATCCAGCAAGTATTACTGATAAATTTAGAGGACAAAAGAACAGAGTAGAAAAGCTCATAGAAATGTTTGGAGAAGAAAATATATATAGAAGAGAGAGATCATTAAAGTTTAGATATGTTGTCTTTAATGCAAATAAAAGACGTAAAAAGGAACTAATGAAAAAATTAACTTATACTATTTTGCCATATCCAAAGGAAATTGAAAAAGGAGACAATGATGGAAAACTTACGACTAAGTAAGAATTTTCACTTAAATGAATTCATAAAAAGTGCTACAGCAGAAAGATTGGGAATTGATAATGCTCCGGCAACTACTGAACATTTAATTAATTTATCAGTACTTGCTCATGCAGTATTGCAACCAATAAGAGAAGTTCACGGAGTTATTACTTTAAATTCTGGATATCGTTCTCCTACACTCAATTCAAAAGTGGGTGGGTCTAAAACGAGTCAGCATTGTAATGGAGAAGCTGCTGATTTTGAAAGTTATCAAATTTCTAATCCAAAACTTGCTAAATGGATAGCAGATAATCTAGAATTTGATCAATTAATTCTTG